ACGAGTTGCTGAGAAAAGGAACCATTAGAGTCAAGAGTTACAACGATTGTGCTGTTTACGAGGATTACGTTTGAAGTTACGTTTCGAAGAACAGCGCGAGGGGTGAACTTTACCTGTCCGGCAATAGGCACACCTGAAATATCAATGTAAGTTCCTGTAACAGTTACAAGACTTAAATTGCCCGGAATTGCCATGGTCCACCCCTACGCTTTAATTATTCTGCGGTTGCTTTCTTTGCTTTTGGTTCTACTGCTTTTACTTCTTCTTCAGATACAAATGTGATGTAGCGAGAGCCTTCAAGTGTCTTAGCATTACGCCATCCACTCACATCAACAATTGTTCCTTGTTCTAATTCTTTGCCGTCATGTGTTAGTTTCTTGAGGATTTTTGCTTTCATTTTATTCCTTTGCTATGAAAGAAAGGGAGAGCCATTTCTGACTCTCCCCTCCCTTACTAATTGAATTAAGCGACGATTGTTGACCAGAAGTAACCGAGGTCTGAACCGATTACCTTGTTGTCAAACGCCATTTCTGCTTCAACGCGTGTTGCCTTGATTGATTCCATACGGAATGAAGATGTACCAATGTTGGCACCAAGTCCGCCTGAAACACCTGTCCAGTTAAATGTATAACCAGCAGATGGTGTAAGTACACCCGGGTTCTGAGCAACGTGGCAGAGCATTGCGCCCTTGCCGTATGCGAAGGAGTATGCGCCTGATGCGCCTTCCTTGTTTGTTGCCTTAACAGCCTTTGCAACCATTACGCGTGGAATGTCAAACATTGCCGCGAGCATGTCGGTTGTGATTGTCTGTGAAGATGTGTACTTGATACGGTCAACTAGGTCTGGGTGGTTCTTCAACTGACGGAATGTTTCGTATCCGAGAACAAGAGTGTTTGCTTCCTGTCCTGTTGTTGAAAGAATTGAAGACTTAGCGGCTTCGATATCGTTGATTGGGTCTGAGTTTGTGTAGTCAGACCACTGACGAGTTTCACCAGCAGATGGTGAGCCTGAAACGCCAGTTACATCTGTACCCCATACACCAGTGGTGAAGAAGTCTGATACGAACTGAAGTTCCTTGCGAAGAAGAAGGCGATGTGTTACGAACTCTGAAGCCTCGCGAAGTGGATTCAACGGTGCATCTGAGTTAGCAAGTGTTTGGTCGCCAATGTCCTTGTGGAATGCCCATACATCTGCGTTGTATGTGCCTGTTGTGAGTGAGTAACCTGAACCTGCTGATTCAGTTGCATCAGCGCGACGCTGTGCTTCATCACGGAACCAGTCGTTCTTTGTGTAAACGAAGTACTTGTTTGACTTCTTATCTACTGGGATTACTGGGAAAACTTTATCAGCGATAAAGTTATCCTGCTTCTGCATGTAAGCAACAGAAATGTTTGTAAGAATCGCATCAATGTGCGAATCGGTTAATGTTGGCTGTGGCATTTAAGTTCGGCTCCTTAGTTCGCTCGAGTTGGGTTAGCGCAGTTAACTACTGCGGCAACGATGTTTCCATCAGCGGCTGGTGCCTCAAGATAAACACCAAGAACGTACTTTGTGGTGTCAGTTACTGCTAGAGCAACCGCCTTACCAGCAGAAGTTGTTCCAATGTTTAGTGCAGTTCCTAGTGTTGCGCTTGCAGATGCAACAATCTTTGTTCCGCCTACGATGAGTACAGATGCTTCTCCACCTGATACTGGGTTATTTTGTAGAACTCCGATAGGAACATCTGTTGCCGCGGCGACCGCTACAACCTGTCCTGATGAGTTCAACTTCACAAATGTGTATTGCAAAGCAGATAGGTCCGCACCAGCAACGAAGGTTGCTCTTACGGAATAGTTATTGATTTCGTATGCCATTTTTTATTTAGCACCCTTCTCGGTGAGGTATTGCTTGTAAAGGTCTGTGTTTGCTAGTGCGGCATCAGCCATTGCAACTTCGAATGAAGGTGCTACGCCTGAATCAACTGCCGCCTTTGCTAGAGCAGATAGACGGTCGTAAGCATCTGTTGCAGATGAATCGACTGACTTTCCAATTTCAGCAAATAGGTTTGATGTTTTTGCTTGCTCATTGACTGCAATTAGGATGCCTTCAATGCTTTTTGCTAGTTCTTCGTTAATTAGTGATAACTGACGAAGTGCTGGACCGACCTTCTCTGCTTCCAAAGGAAGATTGTTCCAATTCTTTGCTTTCGCAACTGCTTCTGCATCTGCATAAGCGTCACGTTCTTTTTGTAGAGTTGCAACCGCTTCGTCAGCGCGAGCCTTCTCTACTGATGCGGCCTTCTCTAGTATGTCAAGCATCTTGACTACTGCTTCAGGTGCAGACTTCTTCATATCGCGAAGACGTGCCATGTATTCAGCGTCAGTCTCATCAGGGCTCTTAGCAGGGTCAGTGTTCTTCTTTGCTTTAGCCTTTGCGAGTTCTTCTTCTAGTTCGGCAATCTTTGCATCAATAGTTTCAGATGTTTCTTCAACTACTGCTTCTGTTGCAACAGGTGCGTCTGTTACTTCAGGAGTAACCGCGTCCTCTACAACTACTTCAGTTTGTTCGGACACTGAGTCCTCCTTGATGATTGTGGTTGGTAATCCATTGCTATCAGCAACGGAATCTGTGTTAGTGAGTGAATTAATGACCGATTCGATTTCTTCAGCGTTAGCGGACTTCATAACAAGCCAACCTTCTGAAAGATGTGCCGGGTGGTCCACTCCGCTTGTTTCATCAACAGCAAGGCGTACCATCTTTGTTGCCTTCGCCATTATTTCCTCCATACTGGGTATTATTCATTTGAGTAAATAATATAACCCAACCTTGTAAATCGGTGGTAAAAGGCTATCACGCGGGGTAGTGTTTCTTAGGTTTAAACACCGGTAAAACGCCCACCACCATGACTGCTCATTTACTAAATTGAAATATACGTTCCGCCAATTTGAATGATGCTTGAAGTTGTTAAAGTGACCGGCGTTCCTTGGGAAAAAATGCTTTCAATGACTGGTTTTGGAGATGAAGTTGTCGCCTTGTGCCAGTGCAGGTCGAGGGTCTTTTCTCCGAGCAGGTGGTCGCCTTGAATAATGATATGACCGTTTAAATCATCGGCTGGGAGAGAAGGGTTCACCCATACCCAGCCATTAAAGTGATTGGCAAATGTTTCAAAAGGGGTGAAAGGCAACTCAACTTTAAATTGGCCTGTGCCAAAATTCGTGATGGTTGAAAGATTGACGCTTATCTGAAAGTTCACCATCTGTAAATGTTTAACGTAATAACTGTTATAGCAAGGGTGAGTCTCACCTGACCCGGTGAATGTCAGTCCGGTCGCAGAGAAGTTTGGAGTCCATCGAGTAAGCAAACCCATCGCTGTTTCTTGATAGGTGCCATCGCCGAATTGATATCCGCTATGTGAAAGATACTTGCCAGCGAGAACCTCACCATTAGAGATTAGGTTAGGTTTCATCGCTACTGATTAAATTGCGTTCCGCGAGTAGTTGTTGAAGATGCTCGCGTAACAGCAAAGGCAGTTCCCTTACCTATTTGAACAGTGAGTGAGTTCTGATTGGTAACTGTCTTAACAATTGCGTGACAAATACGACCAGCAGTTGTTTTAACGTGTATTGCAGTACCAGTTTGAATCTTCTTAGCCATTATTACTCAGACGCTAGACGAGGCTTTGTTGTCTTTCCTGTGTTCTGAGCAACAGTTACAGTTGCTGTATTTCCCTTGCCTAGTGAAACAACAAGTGATGTTTGGCTTGTTACAGTAACGATACGAGCAGGGCGAACTGCGCCATTCGTAGGCTTTACCATAATTGTCTGGTTCTTACGAAACTTTTGTTCTGTAATCATTTAATTATCCCCTTGCTGTTAAGGTCTTTGCAACGCTTCGCCAAGAAATTTGACGTCTTGCCTTATGTCTTTAATTTTAAAGGACAAAGGTGTTTGAGAACCAACGACCCGCTGTGCCGCACTATCCAAAGCAAGATGAGCATTCATCAGACCTTGAGCACTACCCAAAGGAGTTGGTGCCTTTGCCGCCGCTGATAGACCTACTTTTGCTTGCGCGATATCTGATGCAATTTTTGGTTCTTTAGGTAGTTCATCAATTTTAGAATTAATTGCGTCTAACTTAGGTGCAAGGTTTCTGTGTAAAGCCGCCGCACCATCGCTACGCGCAGGCGCACCCGCGCCCCCGGACGCGCCCCCGGACGCAAACCTACCCGCACCATCGCGATAGGGATTATATTTTTTAACAGCAGTAACTACATATTCATAAAGTGCAATAGCCATTAGAGTGTCTCGCTAAATGTTGCCTTGAGTTGCCATTCCCACTTCTCAAGCATGTCAACGCGCTCGCTGAGGAAATTAATGAGACCTTGCTCATCTTCCTCTGTTGCTAGTTCTAAACAATCTTCAGTAGATTCATCAAGCGCTTCAATCGCACCATACAAATCTTTCATCATTTGAATAGCATTAACAGGCATAACAATTGGGTCTTCAATTGTGCGGTTCTTCATAAAATCACTGAGGCCACAAAGAGAGTCTTCGTCTAACTTACGAAGCCATTCTCCGGTAGGGTCAATTGAACTGTAAAGGTCTTCATAAATTTCTTGAAAGAAATCGTGGTAAGCGGCAAAGTTAATTCCTTTGACGTTCCAGTGATATCCATGAGCGCGGTGATAAACGGTCACTGTATTAGATAGAAGGATACGCAGGCTCGTAATTAAATCAACAGGAGTTTCCTCCATGTCCATTTGTTCTACGCCTGTATCTTCAGTCTGTACTAATACCCAGTCCTCAGCCATTGTCAACCCTTCAGTTAAAGTCCGGAATCTCGTTAGGGATATCGAACTCGCCGCCCTTGGCTTTAATTTCTTTTACTTGCTTTGTTATGAGGTCCCATTGTGCCACCTCTTTAGCGCTTAAAGGTTTCAAAAGTGATTGGTTTTGACTAATACCTAAAAGTATTTCTAAGTACATACGCTCTACCCGTGGTTTGCTAGTAGCCATTATTCTTTACCTTTCGCTAGAAACTCGTTATATGCCTTTGGGTCAATAACGTCAATTGCACCCTTAACTCCTGAAACAATTAATCGAGGCTTGCCCATTACTGAAGTGTCATACAATTTAACGCTGTCAAATTTGTGAGCAACCGCAGGGAACGTTTGAGAAACACCAACGTGGGTTGCGCGAACAACCTCATCAGGTACAAATCGTCCGGTTTTTTCCCCTCGCAACCTTGCGTTTTCAATTGCTAGGTCTGTCGGCAAAGTTACATAATGAGCATCTACTTTGTATCCGGCATTGCGAGCAGTATCAATTTTCTTTGTCATTGATTGAGGAGATGTATCCCCGGTTCCATCAAGAAGAACATTCTGACTTCTCTCCATAGCCGCCGCTTGTGTGCGCTTTGCAAGATAAGAAGATTCTTCGTGCGTGAACTGCGCTCTACTTGTTCCGGCAGTTTCCCATTCAGGCAACTTTTCTTTACAAAGGTCTGCGTTAACTTCAACAGAGTCAGGCGCAATTTCAATTCCGCCATCGCGAATCAGTGAGGACTTTCCTGCCGCTGGTCCGCCGCCCATAACTGTGAAAGTTGGGTCGCTTGAACTTGGAACACCATCAACAGATTCAGCAACAATTTTGTCGTGTAGCGCTTGACGCTCTGGAGTGAACATGTAATTGCCATTGGCATCTTTAACAATATGAGGAGAAGCAGAACCACCTTGCATTTCAGCAACTGTTTCTTCAGAAAGTGGAATATCGCCCATACCTTTACGGGGTGCAGTACTTGGAGCAACGCGAGCGCTACTAGCGCCTGCACCTGCTCCGCCTCCACCGGTTGTAAAGCGACCGGTTGAACCATCGCGATAGGGGTTGGCTTTATCAACAGGTTCGACTACGGGTACGAGGTCGCCAGCCTTCATAGTAAATCGTTCGCGAGCATCCATTAATCCACCACCTTGAATCTATGTATTTCTATCCAGTTGTCTCCGCTTGTTGGTCTGAAATCAGGGCCAAGATATTTCATTTTGGTATTACGAGGCATCAAGAATTCTTTTTCAAAATCTGCAATAGGTTGTCCGGGGAACATCTTTGGCATATAAATCCCCTTTCCTTTTCCAGTATTAATTTCCATAATGGATTTCTTGCCACTTGTCACTGTTGCTAAAGTTAGTAGAAGGGTACCATTCTCAGGGTGAGTTATATCCGCGGCAGTAGTGGACGTAAATCCCTTATCCATATAAACACCGCCTTTTTTCAAACCTCTTATTGCGTCTGCACTCGTTGTTCTCCAGACAAGGGTATTTGGAATAGGAGGAGCCATTTCAATTGCTTTGTCTAGTCCCACTACATCGGCTGATTCAGAATAGGGTCCACCTGTTTCAATAGAAACATCATTTTTTCTTAAACGGTTATTTACTTCCGCTCCAGTACCTAGATAATGACCAAGGGCGCCTTTAGATTGTTCTCCGGTCTTATCAATAGTGAATGCTTCTTCGCCTTTGCCATAAGCCTTGTCAACTTTTTTCTCAAAGTGATTTAGGTGGATTTCTCCCTCGCTCACTTGAGGAGCGGGGGCGGCGGCTCCGCCTCCACCAGTTGTAAAGCGACCGGTGGCACCATCTCGGTAAGGGTTGGCCTTTGTAATAACTTCTCCATGGCGGGCAATTTCTAGGTCGCCCGGCATTGTTTTAAATTTACTCATCCGTCCATCCTTTGAAATACCGGGGCTCTGTCTTCAGTACCAACAACAGCATAGCCAAGAAACATCAAGGGAGTGCTACGAGGAAGTAAGACTTCTTTTTCTGTATCTGAGACTGTATTAGTTTTATCTATCGCAGTTCTAAACGCATCTACTGCAATGCCCTTACCATTCCTGCTTTTGTTCGGCAGAATAATTCCGGCAGTGTCGGGAGTAGTGTCAATACCGCTTAACCATGTTCGTGCTTGATTTTGGTCTTCGGCAGATACATTGATTCGAGTAGTGGAGAGGAATCCCTTATCGGTTACTACATCGCCCGGTTTTAAATCTTTCAACACCTTGTCGTCAAAAACACGATACAGGGGTTTATCACCAAATGCAACAGGCGACGCGGCAATAAGACTATCTAGGGCGGCAACTTCTCTTTTTGTTGCGAGCGCCATCGGGGTGTTACCCGTGTTTATTCTATCAAGCATTTCCGCACCATGATTAGTGGCGTATTGAAAAATAGCATCTTCTAAATCGGCTTCAGTCATATCCATACTGCCGGTCTCATTATTTTCAGACCATTCGTCTATTGCAGATAAATAAAGACTTTCATCGTTTTCAATAATTGCTTTTGCTTCGGCTGGGTCTAAGTCTGCTCTTATATCTTGACCGCGCAAATGTGAGTTAATTGTTTTATAACCATTTTGAGAATAGTGGTCGAGAGCATCTACTTCTTCTTTTGTTACACCAACAACGTTGCCATCTTTGTCTATGCCATAGCGTTCTTGATAAGTAGTAGCGAGTTCTTCATATTGAGTTTCCTCGTCAAATGTTCCCTCGGTTAATGTTGCTTCATCGGCTGTGACATATCCGCCTGAGCCCACCTCGGGAGTTTTAATTCCCGCGCCCGCGCCCGCGGGGGCGCCCCCGCCTCCGGTTGTAAATCTACCTGTTGAGGCATCCCGATAAGGATTAGCCTTAGTTAGACTTGTTCGGCTTTTCGATTTTCTGCCAGATATTTTTAGCGTACTCATCTATTTCAGCGTCCGTCATTGTCGAGATGTTTGCTGGAAGTTCTACCACTTCCAGTTTCTTGTTTTGTGACACCAGTACCTCCTGTTTGTACTTCTGCAAAATTGGCAACATCCCAAATCGAAATTTGGTCGCGGGCCTGTCCCGCTGATATTGCTTCACTCCTGCTCTGAATGTTTTCAGAGATATCTAAATACACATTTCCATCCTCGGTATTATGCCATAACCCGAGGTAGTTTTTTCCAGTCCCCAAATCGGCCTTGTTCTCTTTCATATAATCAGCAAGAATTTTAGGTCCTTTTTCCGGGTCATAAAAATCATCTGCGCTTACGGTCTTGCCGTATTCAGTTCCTTTAGCGACCATGTACCCGCTAGTAGGTTCTGAGCCATCGACCATATTGACCGAAAGTCCGCCATTGGCCTTAACCCGGTCGAGGATTGAGGATGCGACTCCTGCCCCCATACCCGCTCCGCCGGTCGTGAAACGACCAGTCGAGCCATCGCGGTAAGGATTGGCTTTGTCGAGGCTATCTAATTTTTTTTTTAATGTGGACATCTTATGTCCGACCAAGGTTTTTGTTTCTTTGCCGCCTTGATAAATCCTAATTAAAACAGCAGGGTCGTCTTCGGTTGCGTTAATGCTAAATTTGGAATCGGGTATCCCTAAAACTCCATCACGCATAATGTGTTCGACTTTGCCTTCGGCTCGCCCTCCTGATGAATTCCAAGAAACCATATCTCCAAGTTTGATGGAAGATGCTTTTACAACTGTTTCTTCAGGTAGGTCAACTAAGATTCGTTCGGCTTTGCCGCCAATTGAATAACCTGTGAGTTTTCCGGCCTTGACCATTTCCCAAGCCCACGGTTCCCACTGGACTCCCATAAAAACTGTTCCGGTTGGATAAGTGTGTTCGCCCATAGAGCCATCGGCTTTTGTGATTGGAACGGTAACTGGGTAAGGCCATGTCATTGTTTCGACCCATTCACCTGCAACAACATTTTTATTGTGTTGAAGACGAATACGACGGTCGCCGCTCTTTACATAATTCCAAAGAGCCTTTTGTAATTCTTCTGGGTCGGTCCATTCGCCATGTGCATCAGCGCGGTCCGGGATATACCAAGGGCCTAAAGTGAATCGCTTTTCATCGGCTTTATAAACTGATTCGATTTGTCCATAAGACTTTGCTAAATCGTACTGGTTGAAAATCTTCTCAGTCCATGACTTAGCGGCATCTCCACCCCAAGCGGCATAAGCAACTCGACCCGGAGACGGATAACCTTTTTCTCCCGGGCTATAACCCTGTCCTTGAGAGTCAACGGAATGACGAGCAAGGAAAGATTTCATTCGTGCAATTGTGTCTCTTGATACACCTTCGCCATTGGCTAACTGTGATGCGCGAGCGCGTCCTACATCCGTGAAGTTATCTCCGGCGTAGCCTTCTTTAATCCAGTTAAGCGCTCTCTTGGCTTCTTCCTGTACGGCTTTTGGAGGCACAAACGATTGAGGTGCCTCTTTAAAAGTTGCTGTCCCACCCTCAGCAACGCGCCCTGCGAGTGACGGCTCGCCAACCTTATTCAGTAAGTTCATAATCTTTGTAAGAATAGATTTACCTAGGCTGTCT